CTCCCAATCAAGCAAGCTTGGAGCAGAAAGGTAAGACTCCTATTCGTGCTGAACTTGTTATCGCTACTACGAACACTTTGGATATCAATGCAAGTGAATATTTTTCGTGTCCTCTTGCAGTTCAAAGAAGGTTGCCTTTCATCATCTCTTTGATGCCTAAACCTAGTTTGCGTACACCCAACGGAATGCTTGATCCTAAAAAAGTCAGTTCATCAGATGGTGTATATCCCGATTACTGGATCATTGAAGTTTCAGAATTGGAAGCATACAAGGATCTCTCAGGCAAACAAAAAGCGAAAATTGTACCTCGGAATACGTACCTCAGTGTTAGTGATTTCTTGGCGGACTACAGTGCTTCATTCTTGCAGCATGAGAACAATCAGCAGAAAGCAATTGGCTGTGATAGATTCATGGCAAGTGTTGACGTGTGTGAGAACTGTTATCGGCCGCGTTATCATTGTAAATGCATGAAGGTGCAATCTGCTGAAGAAAGTTCCTGTACGAGACCCACGTGGGTTTCTTATGAGCGTGACCATGCATTTATCGCTTTCACGAAGTATTACAGTCGTCTCCTATGGTATTGGTGGCGTAGTGCCATGAATTATGTCACGTATTGGTTTGTGACTACACTTTTTCCAAACTGGCTGATGCAAGCTCTTATGCGATACTACTTTGGTCGGACTATAGTATATCGTGTAGTGAATGCTGCTTCGTGGGGAGATGTCAATGGTATCGTTCTGCCGTATTTGAACTCTGTCGGTTGCACTCTTCCAAAGATTCAAGAATTCTCTCGAAAGTTACGCCTGGCGTTGGCTGGTATGACTTTGGTTATGGGAACTCTTGGTGTGGGTGCAGCTATTGGCATCGGCAAAAGTATGTCCAAATCTGCAAAGCCAAACACAACGTACGAAGATCATGTACATTATGCCAAGAAGGTGACCAATGTATACTCCAAGAATATTTCGCAACAAGATCGTAAAGAATTGTTAGAATTATTGAAGAACCTCAATGAGACTGATAATAAGGTATCGTTGTAGGAAGAATGGACTAACGATTATGTTGCAGAAGATGACTCTCTTGAAGTACAAGGCAACAAATTTGGTACCACTGAAGAGCAACTTGAGAAAGAAGAAGCTCAAAATGTGTGGTACAATCCCACAATTGAACTTACTGCTTTTGATTTGCCAGGACCATCACGGAGTTTGGCTGGTGTCGATCAGCAGACTTTTCGTAATTTGGTTTCACAAAATTTGGTCAGGCTTGAGAGTGTAGCAGAAATTGATGGGGTGGTCACTAGACGACACACTTGTGGTGTATATCTGTCAAGCCACTGTGTTCTTGCTAACGCTCATCTCCTGAAGGAAGGAGCAAGCGAGTGGAGTATTTCAGTTTTTCGCTCAAATCCTGAACAAGGGTTGAATGACCGCATCGAATTTCGATTAGCAATTGAAGATGTTGTATTGAGACGAGATCATGATATTTGTTTATTCAAGGTTCTCAATGCACCTGCTTGCAAGGATATCTTCAAATACTGGTCAATCAATCCTATTCCCGTATCGTGTATGTCGGAAGTGTTGCGTGAGAAGACTGGTTCGGTCACTATTCGCGATGTTTTTGGTATCAATGAGGTACCTCAAATGCGAATTGAGTCACTTGGTATCACAGCACATGTTGTTCTGGGCACGCTCTCAACTAATTATGTAACGCAAAATGGAGATTGCGGAGCACTGGGTGTAGCGATTACTCCCAAAGGACCTGTTATTTGTGGTATTCACATTCTGGGTGGTGGCCAAAGTACAGGAATTCTGATGGTTGAGAAAGAACTATTGCAAACACTTATGGAAGAACTCGATGCCAAAGATTTATATCCTATCACTGTTCAAGGAGGTGGTGAGCCTTCAATGTCCTCTCATGGTATTTCACGTATGTTGGGTGGTGTGCATCATCGATCAATGACGCGTTATTTACCTAAAGGTACATTACGTGTTTATGGCACATTCCAGGGATTTCGACCAAATTTCAAGAGTCGAGTCTGTGAAACACCAGTTTGTACTCAAGTGTGTGAGCATTATGGGACGCAGGTTGATCATGGACCACCAGTGATGAGAGGTTGGGTACCATGGAAGAAGAATCTTGAAAAGATGATTCGTCCACAATGCAATATCAAGCAAAGCGTACTTCGAGATGCAGCACAAGGTTACTACAATGACATTGTCAACAACTTACCTCCAGAGTGGGAGAAAGAGTTAGTGGAATTGAGTGACAAAGCTGCTGTCAACGGCTTACCAGGAGTGAAATTCATCGATAAAGTCAACAGAAAGACGTCTATGGGATTCCCATGGAACAAAACGAAGAAGAATTATTTGGTGTCTGATGCTGATGAAAGATACCCTGATGGTGTTACATTCGATGAAGAATTTTGGGCAAGAGTACATGCTATGGAAGCCCGATATGCAGCAGGTTTGAGATGTTATGCTGTATTTTCGGGAGCTTTGAAAGACACTCCAACACCCCTGAAGAAGATCGCTATGGGAAAGACTCGGGTATTCACTGGAGCGCCTGCTGATCTCGCTATTGCTATGCGCAAGAAGCTCTTACCATTCATCCGTCTGCTTCAAAACAATAAGTTTGCGTTTGAAGCTGGACCCGGCACAGTGTGTCAATCTGTTGAATGGGGAATGATCTACAAGTATGTTACTCACTTCGGTGAAGATCAGTTATTTGCTGGGGATTTTGGTTCATATGATAAATTTATGATTGCGACCTTCATCATGACGGCATTCTCAATTATTGCAAAGATTCTTCAACGTGCTGGGCATGATAAGATCTATTGTGATTCTGTGATTGCTATGGGTGAAGATATCGCTTTCTCGATGGTGAACTTCAATGGTGATTTGTATGAATTCTTTGGGACAAACCCTTCTGGACATCCATTGACAGTCATCATCAATTCGATGGTGAATTCCCTATACATGCGGTATTGCTATCATGAATTGAACCCCGAACATGAGTGTGCTTCGTTCAAGCAGAGGGTTCATTTGTTTACC